GAACTATTACTTTTAAGACCAAAATGTATGTCTGTAAAACAAGCTACTCGTTTAAATAAATTTGTCATTCGCTAGGACCTGCTTCTTCGTTTCTTTTCATGGCCGCCGCATGTTCGCCGGCACCAGTACGGCTATAACTTGGATTCATACCGTTAATTTCTAAGATATCATCACGTATGTTTTGATTGCGTTTTTCAATATTAATAACACGAACAAAACTGTTGGTCACAGCCGCAGTAAAATAAGCAAACGGATTATCCGATTTACTTTCATCAAATTGTAAACCAATTTGCGTTAACTGTAGTATAGCTTGACCTTTCATTTCATCATTGTAAGTATAGCCACGAACGTTGCCGCGAGTAGCGTATCTCTCACATAATTTTAACATCATTCTAGCTAAAGTGTTAGTTATTTGGCCAGCATCTTTGTCAAAGTGTCCTTTTTCCAAATCTCCCTTCCAATGACTCTTTCCAACACATACCAGTTCATCTTCGTCGTTGAATTTCCAATGTTGGAATGGGGGAAAGTTTACCTTGTCTCTATGGTCAGCAAGGCTTTTAGGATTCTTTTTTCGAACAGTGTTTAACGGAATATGATCAAAGGTCATAATTCTAAAAATCACATCAGTTTTGGCTATTTTTTTATAATCGACTTCGCAGTCTGCCTGTTTGATTTTTTCGCCAGAAGCCTTGCGCCTAGCATATTCTTGATCTCCTTGCCGTTTAGCACGATTTCGTTTGGCTTCGGCAATACTTCTTATGTTTATTTTGTCTACGCTGGGTAGTATTATATCGTATTGGTGGAATTCTGGTTGTGTAAAGACACAATATGATGTCTTTGAACGATGTATTTCTAACAACATATCCTTGTTGTTTAGGTAATTTACTTTTGCTGTCATCCTTGAAGAGTCCTCTTATTCCTAATTATAAACTACGCACATTAAAAAGTCAACTAAATATTATACCAAAAGGGGCATTATATGGACTTAACACAAACGCTTACAGCTTCACAAAATTTAATTGGAGCAGGTACCAGTGCCATTAACACAGTAAGCAATTTAGCTGGAGCAGTTTCTGCTGGATACGCTAATGGTGGCGTTGCCAGCGCATTACGAGCTATCGATTTGCCAGCCGCAGGAGAAGCAGTTGGCGATATTGTTAGCGCCGTTGCTAGCTTCGGTGGCGATGCTAATCCTAATGATTGGCGTGTTAGATTAAGTATGGCTAACTGGACTAGTTTCCAGACCAGTCCTGTACTAAAACCCTTGAAGGATGCTGGGGGATTAATATTTCCATACACACCAACTATTAACATAACGTCAACGGCTACCTATTCAAAGTTGAACACCGTTCATTCCAACTACTCCTTCCATGCGTTTCAACATAGCGATCCTGGAGAGATAACGATTACAGCTCCTATGAATGTGGAAGATGAAACACAAGGTTTATACTGGATTGCGGCGACACATTATTTAAGAAGTCTTACCAAAATGTTTACTGGAACTGATCCAAAAGCAGGCAATCCTCCTCCTATTGTTATGCTTAATGGTTATGGAAATTATGTTTTTAAAAATGTACCTGTAGTTGTTACAAGTTTTAGCACAACATTAAATAAAGATTGCGACTATATTGGAGTCAATGTAGTCGGTAGTGCTGCCGGAGAAATTCAAGGCGTTGCCTCGGGTATAAGTGGACTTGCAGGAGCTGTCGGCAGTGCGATTCCAGACCTTGGTGGGCTTGGCGGAATCGCAAGTACCATTGGTAATTTAGCAACTGGTGTAAGTAATGTGGCAGGACTATTAGGATCGTTCGGCGTTGGTGGTTCTACCAGCGGCGGTGTAAGTCATGTTCCAACAAAAAGCGAATTTACAGTTAAGCTAATGCCAATGTATAGTAGAAATAGTGTTCGCAACTTTAGTCTTGATAGGTTTGTACAAGGCGGATATCTTAACAATAGTTTTGGATATATTTAATCATGGCTGCAACATATAAACTTACTAGTCCGTGGTATGCTACACGAACTAAACAAAATTATTTAGATACCTTTAGGATTAGACCAGTACCCGCTGAGAACGATGATTTTTTATATACTATACAACCGCAGTATACATATCGTCCAGACTTGTTAGCATTTGACTTGTATGGCGATGTTAACTTATGGTGGGTGTTTACTCAGCGTAATATGGATGTTATACAAGATCCTATCCTTGACTTTGTTCCAGGTGTGCAAATTTATATTCCAAAAAATAGTAAATTAAAATCAGTGTTAGGATTATAAAATGGGATTGTTTGATGATGCAGGCGCAATAGTATCTAAAGTAGAAAACAGCATAGGTTCAGCTGTTACTAAAGTTGAAAATACTATTGCTGGGGGGTTACCATCGATTACTGCGCTTACTGGCGGACTTGCCAGCGGGCTTACTGCTATTACTGACGGGATTGGCGGAATACTCAACACCGTTAATCGAGTATTTAAACAGGTTTCAAATGTTAAATTACCATTACCTAATCCGTTGTTTGATTATGCCAGTTATACATATACCATAAGCATAGGCATTTTGTCTGATGATTTTTATCATTTTCCAGATACAACTTATAGAATAGGTAAAAAATTTCCGCTATTACTTAAAAGTGCTAACGCAGATCCTGATAACCGAGCCCAAACTTCTTACGGGAAATTCGATTTCTACATTGATGATTTAAAACTTTTAAGTCAAATTGGTATGGAAGAAGGTCAAAATACCAACGTTACTAATATTGATTTTACAGTAGTTGAACCATATAGTATGGGAATGTTGTTGTTGGCAATACAAACCTTAGCAGAATCTATAGGACATCCTAATTGGCGGTCTGATGCTCCGTTCATACTTGCTATAGAATTTAGAGGTAATACAGAAACAGGCCAAATTCTAAATATTCCTAATACAGCTAGATATATTCCTTTTAATATTACGGATATTGACATGAGTGTCGACCATCAAGGAGCAGTTTATAAAATTAAAGGACAACCATGTAATCATGAAGCTTTATCCGATGCTAATAATAAATTCAAAAGTGATATGGCAGCTAAAGGTACCAGCGTTAGAGAAATGCTATCAACTGGATCAAAAAGTTTACAAGTGTCCTTGAATACAAAACTTCGAGATATAGCTAGAAAAAATGGTATAGAAAAACCTGATGAAATTGTAATAATATTTCCCAGCGATATAAGTTCGTCAGGAATTAATTCTACCACATCTACTGAAGTAGAAAATAATGATTCTGCTACAGTAGATTCGTCGGACGATCAATCTGTTCAACAACTATACAGTCAGCTCAGCATTGGTAGAGATACAACAACCGGACAATTGATACAAAATGCTTCTACTGTAAATTCTATTGGTAATAGTCGAATGGGGTTTGATGAAAAACGTAAAGCATCGCCTCCTGTAGGTAAAGACAATGTTGTTTATAACCCAGATACAAAAATTAATGACAGAACACAAAATACAGTAAATCCAAACGAAAGCGATTTTAAATTTAGACAAGATACAGACATTGTTAATGCCATTACTCAGGTAGTATTGAATAGTAATTACATAGAGTCTGCTTTTGATCAATCTAATATTACACCTCAAGGATATAGAGGATGGTTTAGTGTAGATACACAAGTATATCGTACTGGACCAACTAGTAAAGTTACTGGTATGAAACCTAGATTGTTTGTTTATAGAGTTTTACAATATCATGCTCATGTAAGTTCTGGAACATTGCCAGCAAATACTAAACCACCAGGATATGATAATCTTAAGATACAAGCAGTAAAAGAATATAATTATATTTTTACTGGCAAGAATGTAGATATTAAGAGTTTTAAAATTAATTACAATAGTAATTTTTTTAATGCTTTAGCTACCGATGGCGGTAACGATAGTCAAGATAGCAAACAAGCTGCAGATACTGGAGGAGCTGATAATACTAAACCAGATCCAAATATCAATCAAGCAGGTAAAGGATCGTTACCAGATACTACTCCTGGAGTAGGAACAAGTATTATTAAATTTGTTAAGACTTTAGCAGGTACAGATAAACTTGGCGGCGGCGGTGTCGAAACAAAAAATACTCGTGCGGCAAGAGCGTTTCAAGATTCCTTAACAAATGGCACTGATATGACAAATCTAGAACTTGAAATATTAGGTGATCCTTATTGGATAGCACAAAGTGGTATGGGTAATTATACAGCACAACCGACACAGTTTTATAATTTAAATGATGATGGCAGTGTTAGCTATCAAAATGGAGAAGTAGATTGCCTTGTAAATTTCAGAACCCCAATTGATATTAATCAAACAACAGGGTTATATGATTTTGGAAACACTAGTAAGACGGCCCCAGTTATGCAATTTAGTGGTTTATATACAATAACAAATGTAACTAGTACATTTAAAAATGGAGAGTTTACTCAACATCTTGTTGGAAATCGCAGACCTCTACAAGAATCTACTAAACAAGAAGCTACACTAAAACAAATTGATCCAATCAAACCGCCAAGCGATCCTATTACAAAATCTCCTAGCGGTGCGTCTACTCAAGTATTTGATGATGGCTCGACACTAACAACAGACGAAAACGGTAATACAACAGCAACCGATGCCCCATCGGAAGGCGATAGTTCTTACGATCAAGAAACTTCAAGCAGTTACGGAATAGATTAATATGAGCACAGCAGATACAAATTTAAATTATGCTAGTTTGGGGCAACCTGATCCCAAGCCAGGTCCGTTTATTGCTAAAGTTATTAGTAATATTGATCCAACTTACATGGGCATTTTAGAAGTAGAAATTTTAAGACCAGCTGGCGCAACAGCTAGTGCCGAAGGACAATTGCACCAAGTAAAATATATGAGCCCATTCTGGGGAGTTACTGGTAGTGCTTATCTAGGTCAAGTTGATGATTATAATAATACACAAAAATCCTATGGCATGTGGATGGTTCCGCCTGATGTAGGAACTTATGTAATGATTATTTTTATTGACGGAGATCCTAAAAGAGGATATTGGATTGGGTGTGTTGGTAGCGAAGCAGAAAACATGAATTTTATGATGCCAGGTATTGCAGCTACTCAACGTGTTGTCGAAGATGTTGATCCCGACAATGCTGGTAATTATGGGCGTGTGCCAGTAGCAGAATATAATAAAAAAATTGATGACAATGAAACAACTACTGATCCTACAAGGGTTTTAAAACCTGAACATCCTTTAGCAAAAGTATTAGCCGCCCAAGGTTTAATATTTGACGACATACGAGGAATTACTACTAGTAGTGCTAGAAGAGAAAGTCCTAGTATGGTTTTTGGTATTAGCACACCTGGCCCATTAGATAAAAATGGAAAAACAGGCCCAGTTGGTAAAGCTGAACACTTAATTCCGAATTATCCCGTTAGTAGATTAGGCGGTACAACATTTGTTATGGATGATGGCGACGATAAATTTCTTCGTATGACTGCTCCTACAGATGGTCCTCCAATCTATGCCAGCGTTGAAGGCGGAGATACTAGTGGAGATAATACTCGTCCTCATAACGAATTATTTAGAATACGCACTCGGACCGGGCATGAAATATTATTACATAATAGTGAAGATTTAATTTATATCACGAATAGTCGCGGAACCGCTTGGATAGAATTAACTAGCGATGGTAAAATAGATATCTACGCTCAGGATAGTATTAGTGTACGTACACAAAACGATATTAATTTTTATGCTGACCGTGATATTAATATGGAAGCTGGTCGTAATTTTAATCTTAAAGTTGCCGAACGTCATCAAACAGAAGTTGGCGGAGATAAAATTTGTATTGTAAATGGCAATGTTGCTATCAAAGTCGACGGAACACAAGATGAAACAATCTCAGGTGCTGTATCAGAATCGTACGAATCTACCTGGGATGTTACAATTGGTGATCAAACTAATATAACTATTGGCGCAGGATTTGATCTTAACACTAGTGCAGATAATAATCTTACGTCGGGCGGCGACATGAATATTAATGCCGCTAACACTACTATTAGTGGAGGAGATATTAACTTTAACGGACCCGAAGCTGCAAGTGCTGGATCGGCTACGGCCGCAACGCCCCCAGATCCGCTGCCAACAATTGATAACCCAACAGAAGTTGATGGCGAAACTTTAACTAGTATCTTAGCACGTATTCCAACAACTGAACCATATCCGCATCACGAAAACTTAGATGCCACAATGTTTAAACCTGATGCTACAGATAGAGAAAATGCTACAGCCATTCCTGTACCCGATGCTTGGAAAACATATACAACCACTACCGACACCTTTACCAAAAATCAGGAGAATTCATGACCATACAAAATCGTTTAACACTTAGAACAGCACAAGCTGTGCCTCCTGCTCCTCAAAAATATAGAGGATTTAGTACAGTTAACAAAAATTCAAAAGATTTTAAATTGTATGATTTTGAATTAATCAAACAAGACATATTGAATCATTTTTATGTACGTCAGGGCGAAAGATTAATGCAGCCTGCGTTCGGTAGTATCATATGGACATTGTTATTTGAGCCACTAACGGCCGAAATACAAAATCTTATACTACAAAATGTCAATGAAATACTAAATTACGATCCTCGAGTTCAAGCTAGCGATATTCTTATTACACCATACGATCAAGGCATACAGATTGAATGTAAATTAACATATTTGCCCTATAATATACAGCAAAACCTACAGTTAAAGTTTGATCAGCAGAACGGTTTGTTGACCGGACAATAAACTACGCACATAATTTTAATCAATAAATACACTTATTAGGACATATTATGAGCTCAACGGATAGACTAAACAACCTGTTAGTCAGCGAAGACTGGCAGAAAATTTATCAATCATTCAAGAACGCCGACTTCCAAAGTTACGACTTTGACAACTTACGTCGTACAATGATTGACTATATCCGTACAAATTTTCCTGAAGATTTTAACGATTATATTGAGTCCAGCGAATACCTTGCCCTGATTGACCTTATAGCGTATGTGGGCCAAAGTATAGCTTTCCGTGTTGACCTAAATGCCCGTGAAAACTTCCTCGAGCTAGCTAGTCGACGAGACAGTGTACTACGTCTAGCACGTATGATTGGATATAATGCTCAAAGAAATACAGCCGCTTCTGGACTGTTAAAATTTAGCGTTATATCTACTACAGAAAGTGTATTGGATAGCAATGGCCGTAATTTATCAGGACAGTACGTTACTTGGAATGACAGTTCAAATCCTAATTGGTACGATCAATTTATCAGTGTGCTAAACGCGGCCATGCCACAAACTCAGCAATATGGAAATCCTGCCGATAAAGCAACAATTTATGGCGTACCTACAGCTCAGTATAGATTTAATGCTACTAACGCAGATGTGCCAGTTTACAGTTTTAGTAAACCCGTTGCTGGCCGTAACATGACATTTGAAATAAC